CGGTCAAAATAAATCCGATGGGTATGACAGATTCACTCCCACCGGCCACTTTCAACGGTACAAGAATTTTTCGGGGGGGGTGGTACGGAAGCCTGAAAGACGCGGGGGCAAATGCGCGGCCAAGTACGGCAAAAAAATTGTCGCGTGGGACGTTGCGCCGGAAAAAGAATACTTCGATGAGCTTTTTCGCGTCTCACGCAACCAGGTCATTTGGGGCGGAAATTATTTCAGTCTTCCGCCTACAAGATGCTTCCTGGTCTGGCGCAAACTGAGCATCAGCGAGTCATTTACAATGGCTATGTGCGAGTACGCATGGACAAGTTTTTTCGGGAACGCAAAAGTGTTTGAGGCGGCCCCACAGGGAACGAGCAAAGAAGGCCGTTTTCATCCGACCCAAAAGCCGATTGCCCTTTATGAATGGGTGCTGAGACTGTTTGCAAAACCCGGTATGAAAATCCTTGACACACACGTTGGCAGCGCTTCAAGCCTGATTGCTTGCCATCGCGCAGGACTTAACTACTGGGGCTTTGAAATCGACCCGGACTATTATGCAAAGGCAAAGGAACGATTGGACAAGGAAAAAACACAAGTGCGTTTCATGGACCTTGCCGAAAAAAGTGAAAGCAAGAAGGAACCTGAACAAATAGGCTTTTATGGGTTACAGGTTCCATAACACGGGGAAAGGAGGAAGACAATGGGACATACATTCCGTGAGATCGACGAAGAGCTGCTGAAACTGGTGGACGATGAAGGCGAGATACTGGACATCGAAGCGTTTGAGGACCTTCAGATCGAGAAGGAAAAGAAGGCCGAGGGCATGGCGCTGTGGGCGCTGGATCTCAGGGACGAACAGGAAGCGCTCAGGAACGAGATCGACAGGTTGGAAAAGAGACTGGCAAGCGCAAAGCGTAAAGAAGACAGCCTGAAACGGTTCCTTGCGGTAGTGCTGGACGGGCAAAAAATGAAGACGCCTACGGTATCTGTCAGTTACCGCTCAACGCCGTCGGTCGAAATCAGCAACGAGGACAAAGTGATCGGCTTCGCAGAAAAGCATCCGGGATATGAAAACATACTCCGGTATAAACCGCCCGAAATATCGAAGACCGAAGTCAAGAAACTGCTCCAGGAAGGCATCGAAATCCCGGGAGCAAGGATGACGAGCAGCACGAGCACGATCATAAAGTAAGTTTGTCCTGCCGGAGAAACCCGGAGGTTTTTGAAGGCCAAGACGGAGATGTGAAAGGTGGGAGCGTTACGCACCGTAAGGTGCAGAATGTAGCGGAGATAAGTCAACAATTCCCGGAGAAGCCCGGAGGGCTTTGAAGGGCAAGACGGAGTTGTGGAAGCAAACGAACGTTACGCCGCAAAGCGGCGGAATGTGGAGGTGTAGACGTTGGGTATACCAGTAGCAATCATCGGCGAGAGCGGGAGCGGAAAGACCTACTCCATTAAAAATCTCAACCCGGAAGAGGTCGGGATCTTCCTTTGCGAAAAGAACCGGCTTCCGTTCAAGAAGGAATTTAATACCTACAAGGTGCGGAACATGAAAGTGGAAAGGGACGGCGTGGAGTCCGTGGCGCGTCAAAGCGCCGTGATCCAGGGACTGCTACGCAAGAGCAAAGAATTCAAGAAGGCGTACATTATCGATGACAGCCAGTACATCATGGCCAACGAGTTTTTCGACCGGGCCGGGGAAATCGGCTATCAGAAATTCACCGACATCGGGTGCAATTTCCGCAATCTTGTTCACATGGTCAACAACGAGCTGCCGGACGACGTGATCGTTTATTTCCTTCACCACCCGGAGACGGACGTGAACACCGGCAAGATGAAGGCCAAGACCATAGGCCGGATGCTGGACGAAAAACTGACCCTGGAAGGGTGCTTCGACATCGTGCTGTTCTGCCGGACGGACGGGCGGGAGCACTGGTTCCAGACGCAGAGCGACGGGCTTAACACCGCGAAAAGCCCGGAGGACATGTTCCCCGAAAAGATTCCAAATGACCTGGCCCTTGTGGACAGGAGCATTCGTGAATATTACAACATCAAGTAAAAGAAAAGGAGAAAGAAACATGAAACCCATCGAAGGATTCAAGGCCGAGGCCCCCGCTGCTTCCTATCCCATGCTGCCCAAGGGGCTGTACGTGGCAAAGATCAACAACGTCAAAATCGACGGGGACGAACCCGACCAGCGGCTGGTGCTGCGCGTGGACATTACCGAAGGTGAACACACCGGCTATTACGTGAAGCGCTTCAACTCCGATAAGGAACGCGGCGGCCAGTATGAAGCCAAGTACAAGGGCGATTTCTCCATTCAGATCCCCAACCAGAACAACCCGCGCCGTCAGCACTACGACTGGGACAACCGCGCCTTCGGGAACGCCATCTGGGCCATCGAGCAGAGCAACCCCGGCTATCACTGGGACTGGAACGAACAGGGACTCAAAGGCAAGGCCGTTGGCATCAACGTGCGCGGCGGCACGTACAACGGCAAGCCCTACACCAGCATCGGACGGCTGGAAAGCGTTCAGGCTATCCGGGACGGCAGCGCCAAGGTAATGGCGGACGCCAAGCCCCGCGGTGACGCACAGACGGCAGGAAATATGGACGGAGGGGCCATCGTGGTGACGGACGACGAACTGCCGTTCTGAGGAAGCCGGGACGGAAAGAATGGTCGGTGGGACGGGGCGGGCCGCGGTGCCTGCCCTGCCCCACGGACGGGATGACGGAGGAAGGACATGACAGTTGACAAGTTCGCACCGGAAAGATACTGCGACCGCTGTGAAAAGACGGTGAGCGTAGTGTTCAGGGACAAGACCGTGCCGATACACGTTTACGGGGAAGAGGTGCCGATCACCTACAAGGCTTCCTACTGCCCCATATGCGGTCAGGCAGTGTGCGAACGGGACTTTGATGACGCACTTCAGCGGTACATGGACAGTCGGAAAGGACTGTTTCCCAAGGAGGATGACGATGGCACTTGAGCAGATGCAAATACTGCCGGACGGGTCTGTGGTCAGCAAGGTGGAACTGGCCATACGGCGCTTAAAGGCGTTTGAGCCGCCGGACGGGTATTATGTGGCGTTTTCCGGCGGGAAGGACAGCCAGTGCGTATACCACCTGTGCAAAATGGCCGGGGTGAAGTTTGACGCGCACTATGCCCGGACGAGCGTAGACCCGCCGGAACTGGTGTACTTCATCCGGGAACATTACCCGGACGTGGAAGAAATGTGCCAGCATTACGACGACGGCAAGCCGGAGCATTATTACCCGGACGGAAGGCCGAAACCCATCACCATGTGGAGCCTGATTGCCGACCATACCATCCCGCCTACACGAAAAGCAAGATACTGCTGCGCTTCGCTGAAGGAACCCGGTGGGGCGGGACGCGTGGTGGTGACCGGGGTGCGGTGGGCCGAGAGCAGCAACCGGGCCAAGACCCACGGGGCCGTGGACGTACAGGGAAAGCCCAAATCCACGATCAGACGGGCGGCGGAAATAGGGGCGAACTTCACGCTGAACAAACACGGCGAGGTCATCATGAACGACGACAACGACGGAAACCGGAAACTGGTGGAAAGCTGTTACAGGACGCAGAAAACGATGGTCAACCCCATCGTGGACTGGGAGGACGAGGACGTTTGGGAGTTTTTGAACAGCAATAACATCCCGCACTGCTCCCTGTACGACGAAGGCTTCACGAGGCTTGGGTGCATCGGCTGTCCGCTGGCCGGAGCAAAGAACATGAAACGGGATTTTGAGCGCTGGCCCAAATACAAGGAAAACTACATTCGGGCGTTTCAGCGGATGATAGACAACCATCCGGGGCAGATACGGATATTGCAGCCCGATTACGTTCCGGCGAACGCCAGTTTTGATTACGATTCGCTGATAGATGAGAAGGTTCCGCAGGAATTTTCCGGGGGGGGTATGGCTCAACCTTTGGATCAATATGCACAGGTGACGGACTGGGAACGAAGAACGGGGAGGGATATCTTCCTGACATGGCTGGAAATGGGAGCCAGGTAATACCCCCCCCGAAAAAATCTGGACGCAAGCAGATGGTTCAAATGGTGGACGGAATGGTGCTGATGGACTGATACATGGCAAACATGAACCGGACGGCAGACTGGCGCTGACATGGTGGATGGATGAAAATTATCAGTATTTTGTGAGAAAAGACGGGGAGGAATGGGATGAGCGGTATATTGGCGACGTGCTGCATACCCCCCCGAAAATTCGCAAAAGATAAGGGTTCTCACTGGAAACGTCATGATGAATTGCTGGCTGGACAAGGAGGAAAATGAACGGTTCCTGATGTTCACTCTTGACATAGGAGAATCATGGCGGGACAAACGAAATGACATTACCGACACGTTGGAAAGATGGAAGAGGAAGCATGAGCACAAACGGACAGGGACTGTTATTGAAGGTATTCAAGGCTGCAAAAGACACTCCTACTGAAACTGCTATTGAAAGGTTACAAAAAAGTGGTACTACTTGAGGATACGCGGAACAAACCGGGTGAACACGGGAATATCTCCGATTACTGTGAGCGGAACGGCATCGTACTGAGAAGGTCGAAGCTGTACGTAGGCGATTACCAGATAGCAAATAGCGGCGGCATCGTGGTAGACAGCAAAAAATCGGTTCTTGAGATCGCCGGAAACGTGTTTCAGGAGCACAGGCGTTTCCGTGACGAATGTATCCGGGCGCAGGAGTCCGGGATACGGCTTGTCATCCTGATTGAGGAAACGCTGCCGGGCGGACGGCTGGACCGGTGGGTGCCGCCGATGGCGGTACGCTTCGACCCGGGGACGCTCCGCAAAGCTATGTATACCATGCAGGACAAGTACGGAGTGGCCTTCCGCTTCTGCGCTCCCGAAGACACCGGGCGTGTGTTGATCGAATACCTGACGGAGGTGAGGAAGTGAAGCCTTTTGAACTGGATATGCCTACGGACGGACAGGCAAAGCATGATGCCAAGATACAGTCCACGCAATGGAACGTCATCCGGGCGCTGGTGATACGGCGCGACCTTGACAGGTGCAGGATATGCGGACGGACGGAAGGGCTTCAGGTCCATCACATCGACTATGAGGACTTTTTCGACCCCGACAAACTGGTGACGCTGTGCGAAAACTGCCATCAGGCCGTATCCGACGCGGTCAAAAAGGCCGGGGAGATGGAAGTAAAGGTCAAACTGCCGGACACGTTCAAAGCCAGCTGGATAGAATCGGAAAAAGTCAAGGTCG